GGGTTCTGGCTCAGGAACGGGTTCTGGCTCAGGTTCTGGCTCAGGTTCTGGTTCAGGAACGGATTGAGATGGTTCTGGTTCTGGCTCAGGAACGGGTTCTGGTTCTGGTTCAGGAACGGATTGAGATTGTTCTGGTTCTGGTTCAGGAACGGATTGAGATTGTTCTGGTTCTGGCTCAGGAACGGGTTCTGGTGCGGGTTCTGGTGGAGATTCTAAATATGTTCCAATATTATTATCATTATCCTTGACTTTATTGAAATTATTAAACTGTAACCAATATCTAGATATTGTGTTATCTATATATCTATCAGTTGTAGCATCCCAGTTATAAATATAATTATGCGGAGGGCCATAAGTTAATCTATTTCCCGATACTGTGATGTTAAATATTTGATTTGCTTGCCATCTTGATCCAAACTCCAAAGTATATCTTCCAGATAATAATTTAATAAATGCAAGAAGTATAGCAGGTTCAGGTTCAGGTTGTGGCTGTTCCGGTTCTGGTTCTGGTTCTGGCAGCGGTTCTGGTTCTGGCTCTGGTGGTGGTGTCACTGGTGGTGTGACAGGTGTAGTAGTAGGAACAACTGGTCCCGGGAATGGAAACTTACTTTTTTCAAATGTCATTAATGGATCTAAATTTGCATGTGTAAAAGTAGTTCCCAGAACGACATTCATAGAATAAACCAAAGAATTTTTTACATTTATTAAAGAGTATTGAATATCCTCTGTTTCTGATGGAATATTTAGTATTTTTACCTTAAATCTTATACTAGAAAATGCTATCTCTTCAATTATTATTTTGTCAAGACTTACAATATATATTTTTGAAATAAATTTTTTCAGTACTTCTATTTGATTAGATGTAGACAATAATAAAAACGTGTTGTAAATACTACCATTATTTATATTTATTTTAAAATATAGATGAAAATCCATTTCATCATCGCACTTTAGTGTAGTATGTACTTTTCGCAAATGGTATCTATCATATGTCATAATTTTACTAGTCGGTGTACCTTTACGATTAAAATCACTCATTTATAATTTAATTATAGATTAAATTATAAATTATTATTTAATTATAGATTAAATTATAAATTATAAATTATAAATTATTATTTAAATAATAAAAAATATAAGCCTTCATTTTGTTTATTTAAACTAATATTTGTATAAATATCTTTTTTATCTAATTTTAAATACGGGTTGATTACTACATCAATCATTAAATCTAAATAATCATCATCGCTATATGATCCCTGAGATATAGGGATATATGTCCCTTCAATAAATATAGAATTTTCTTGACCAAAAATCCATAAATTACAAAAATTAGGTACCATTTTAGTTTTTAATAAATTTATAAAAATAGATTTGATTATATTATTTAATTCTACATCCACTAATTTTTTTGCAGTATAAATTGTTTCAATATCTTTTTTATTAAATGTTTCAAATATAAGATTAAAATTTTGTTGATGTATATAATCAATATGTTCTCTTATTTCTTTTTGCTTCTCTAATTTAAAAATAAATAATTCATGAATTTTATTATCAATAGTTATAGATTTATTTAATTTATAAATATTTTCACTAATCTCAACTAAATTATTATAATTATCTTGGGATTTAATATCTAGTTTAATATTTGTATCAATAGTATTCACAACATTTTTTTCTATATTATGTTTTACATCCATTTTTAAATATTTTTTTAATAAATTTTCATTTATCGTATGATATACACTTTCTGATGGAAAATGAACTATTTCATTATTTTGTATTTTGTTTTCTTTAAAATCTTTATTAAACTTTTTTTTTAGTGTTGCAGAACCACTTTTCCTAATAGGAAATATATTCATATATAATTAAGGACATATAAACTTTTGATTTTGACACAAAAAGTTGTTTTTCTTTTTCTTCATTAAATATCTCTCCTGTGAGAAATTTTTACCATATGTTGAATTATTTAATGTACTTCCTGTTTTACCATTGTTATAAAGTACTTTAGATCTATTAAATATACTAAAATTTGCTAAAGGTATATTTGTTTCTATATTATCATTAGGAGGAGATGCTGAATTTGTATCTTCTTCAGCATGATTAAATTTAGTTTGTTTTTTATTATCTATTCCATGAGATGAAGTAAGTTTATAAGACTTATTATTAAATATCATCCCTAATGTATCTCTTTTTCTTGTTCCTGTAAAAGCACTTGTTCGTTCTGGTATAGTTACCTTTGATGTAATAAAAGTCACAGTATCATATGATACTTTATTATTCACTATCATAGGAGCAATTCTTCTATGGGTATAATCATCTGAACATACAAAATGACTTGTTTGGGTATTTGTTTGATTTGAGCATCCACATGAACCGGGCATATATTAAATAATAATATTATTTAATTTACTAAAATTGATATTAATAATATTACTCAGAAGAGTAATTTATTATCAATGTTTAAATGTCAAAAATGTCAAAAGAATTATAAACGAGAAAAATCTCTGTTAAAACATCAAATAAAATGCCAAAATTCATCCAAAAATATTCGACCCAGTTTGGACCAAATGTGGCATATGATTTTAAAACAACAAAAACAAATAAATAATCAAAAAAAAGAAATTGATAAACTAACGAAAATTATAAATAAAGATGTTAAATCTATAAATATACTAGAATGGTTAAATGAAAATATTGATATGAATATTAATTATTCTACATGGATAAAAAGACACATTAAAGTGACACCTGAGCATATGAAACAAATAATGAAAATATCATTTACAGAGTCTATTTATAATATTTTAAAACAAATAGGAGAGATAGATAAAAAATTAGTGCCTATATATTGTTTTAATCATCTAAAAAAAACTATATATATCTATGAAAATAAATGGATTAAATACAATAAAGAGCATATTACAATGATATTTAATGAAATAAATTTACAATTATTGAAACATAGCATTGAATATGAAAAAACTTTAGATGAAGTAACTCTTTATTCAAAAAAACATCTAGAAAATAATCAAAGATTGTTTGTTACCGATATAAAAAGAAAAGATGCCATTAAAAATAAAATAAAATTAGAACTAATAAATATTTTAAAAATAGATTTAAATGAATTAAATAAATATAAATTTTATATATAAATGAAATCTCTACATTTAATTCGTCATGGATATGCCCTCCATAATTTTTTATTTTGGAAAATAGGTACATCAGCATATGATATAAGAGATACACAATTACTACAGGAGGGTATAGATCAGGCGACCCAACTAGGAAATGTATGGAATGAAAAATACGACATGGAATTAGTTGTTTGTTCACCTAGTATTAGAACATTAGATACTGCACTTATGATTTTTAAAGATACAAATCACAAAATTATAGCATTAGATTGTTTATTGGAATATCCATTAGGAAGCGAGGAATGTAATAGAAGAAAAGATAAGTCTGTTCTTACATCTCTTTATCCGCAAGTAGATTTTTCTAATTTAACACATGAAGTATTGCCATGGAAAAATAGAAAAGAAAGTTTGAATGAATTAGAAAATAGAGAAAAAATTTTTCTAAATTGGATAAAAAATTGTAAAGAAAAAAATATTTGTATAGTTGGACATAGTTCATTTATCGGTTATTTAAAAGATAGACATATTGGTGATGAAGAACATGAATTAAAGCATTGTTTTCCATATAAATATACTATAGATGAATCTATGAAAAGTGAAACTTTTCTTTGAAGTTTTTTACTTCTATCATAGGAATATTTAATTTACGTGCCTTATCTGCCTTACCGGTATCATCATCAATATCTTTAACGACTACCAAATAAGTTTTATTACTAACACTGTTAGATAATTCTGCTCCAATTTCTTCTAAAATAGAAGATAATTCTTTATCTCTAAAACCAGTCATTACGATTTTTTTTTCATATAGTGGATGGGATGTATTTTTTTCTTTTTTATCTTGAACTTCCAATTTATGTTCAAGATGAATTGTTTTCATAAATTCCTTAAAATTATCAATAAATGGAACAAACATTTCTGCAGTTTTATTTTTAAATCCCTCTAATCTAATAATTTTTTGCATTTTTTCATCATCCGTTTCATTTGTAACCAAAATAGTTGGATATTTTTTGAAAATTTGTATGACACGTCTTTTACCTAATCCTCTTTGAAATATATTAGACGCATTCATAAGTTCTTCGATTGATGCTGCTTCTAGTTTTTCTTTTATAGAATTATGTACTTTGGTAGCCATTTTTTGTTTAAATCCTTCCACTGTAAGGAAATCATCTATGCTCATATTATAATTTTTGGAATAGTATTAAATCCTGTATTCATAATTCTTTTTACATTTCCACGTCCCAACCCAACAACGTCTATCTTTCGAAAGAAATCTTCTATTTTCTTAAGGTTAACTATTTCATTATCTCCAAAATTAGTCAATACAAAATCTTTTTTGGTAGAGTTCCATTGATATTCAATGTCTTCATCTGGAAGTTTAGGTTGTTCTGACGGTTTAATAACACTCTCTACCTTAGGTATGACATCTCCACTACGAATAAGTTGAATGACAGTACCGATCCCTATTTTATTTTTTATAATAAAATCTGCATTATGAGCAGTTGCATATGTAATAGTGGCTCCACCTATTTTAACTGGTTGTATTTGAATACGTGGTTTCAAATAACCTGTTTTACTAGGTGTCCAAATAACATCTACAACCTTTGATTCAACAATTTGATCGCTTAGAACCATCTTAAACGCAAAAGCATGTTTAGGATTTTTTGATGTTCTAGGATATTGATGATTATCTACTACAATAACGCCATCAATATCATATTTATAATTTTCACGCCAATCCGTCAAATATTGAGATAAAATTTCATTTGATATTTTTGTTTTCTTTTTACAAATAACTGTATGTTCGTCGCCCATTAATTTTTTTAAAAGTTTTAACTGTTTACTAGGAATCAATTCAGGTTGAATAACCTCATATGCAACAAAGTCAATATCAGCCCATCTTTCAGGAAAACTTTCTTTTGCATTAGCAGTTCCTGCTATCATATTTCTAGCATTTCCAAACTTATCCGACCAATTTTCTTTAAATTTTTCTTTCGTCATAATCAATTCACCTCTAATAGTTATATCTTTTTGAATAGGAAGATTTAAATACTGAATAGCATGACTAATATCTTGTCCAACTTTCCCATTTCCTCTGGTATACATTTTAGGTTCATCGCCTTCTGTTGTATAAAGTACTGATATTCCATCTAGTTTTGCACTAAGAACAAACGGTCCATTATATTTTTTCAACCAATTTATCACCGCATTACTATCTGGTTTTATTTTATCCATTGACCACATTTCATATGGTAGTTTGGATTTTTTCTTTTCTACGGACACACTACATTGAGTATGACCTTCTTTAATTGCTTCATTATCTGGATATTTTTCTTCAATAAACTCTTTTAAAATATCATATTGCTCATCTGTCATTACTGATTTATTATTGCAATAATATTTTTTATTCGAGTACCTAATCACTGCACTAAGGTCGGGTTCTACTAATGCTTCCAAAATAGGTTGTCCATATTTTTTATACTCGTTTATATAATGTTTTATCGAGTTCTTTTTTTTTAGTGTTGTTTTTTTAGTGCTTTTTTTTCGTTTAGAACTTTTCTTAATAGTTTCAGAAATAAGTTCAAAAGCGTTTCCACCGATCCTCTCTTCTGGTTCTTTATAAATCATACCTAAAAACTTAAATATAGACTGTTCATCTGGAAAATATTTATCAAGTTTAGTTGTTTTTTTACCATCGACCATTTTTGTAAAACAATGTTCATTCATAGAATAACCTAAGTCTAATGCTCGTTGACGCATTACTGTATTGAATTCTTTGCTTCCAGTAAAATAAAGAATAGCAAATGCAAACTCTTTTTTTGATGTAAACATGAAATCAATACGTCTTGCAGTTTTTCCTTCAAGTTTGGATACTCCTAAACATTTAACGGAACCTCTAGAAAGAACCTCAATCAATAAATTATGTTTAATCAATTCATCAATAAATTTTATAAATACTTTTTCATCATTATGCTTATCTGATATAATAATATCAATATCACCAGAATCTTGTTTACCTCGTCTATATGAACCAACTATTTGCAAATTTGATTCATCACTATTTTTAACGGTATCAAATATTTGATGTAATATTTGGTCATATGTCTCTATTTCAGATCTAGGAATTCTCTCTAAAACATCTTCGTAGTATTTAAGACCTTTCTTTTGAACATCATTCAACAGTTCATTTTGTCGCTCCCTAAGTTCTTTAATACTTGTTATTTTATGTTTTTTAACAAGTTCTTTTGCCTTTTTGGGACCTATCCCATAAACATTTGTAAAAATGAACATTGGATTCTCTTTTTCTTTTTCCAATGATTGTAATGTTCCAGTTTCCTTAAATTCCTCAAATTTGGCTATAATTGTTTTACCGATACCTCTTATACCATTCAAATCTTCTTTATTTATAATAGGCTCTTTATGCAAAATAAGAGCCTCTTTCGCTTTTTGATAAGCCCTTGCTCTAAAAGGTTCTCCTTTTTTATACATAAGATTTTCTAATTGTTCAAGAACTTTTGTAAAGGGGAGTTTATGATCCATTTGAAATATATACTATAATTACTTTAACTTAATTTTTATTCAATTTTTTATCTTTTAGAAAATAATTTTTAATAAAATCATCACTAAGTAAATTATCTAAATACTTGAATTTAGTTATTTTTTCATTTTTTTTTTTTTTTGATTTTTTTAAATAATCGTTTGTTTTAATTTCTATGATGGGCAAATTAGATTTTAAAGAATTCATTTTTTATAAATAAAATATATAAAATAATTATATAATGAACAAGATTATTTATAGCGAAGGGAGTATGCAAACAAGTGTAAATAACCAACCAATTGATAATAAATCT